CGATTGAGCAGACCTTCAATGGTCAAGCCGATTTCGGTCGTCGCGTAAACTGCACGATTTCCAGAAACGGCGATCTTGCTTACCGCACTTACTTACAGGTCACTCTTCCAGAAATCAATCAAAATCTCTCCACTGGTCCCGTGTATGCCCGTTGGTTAGATTACCCCGGACACCAATTGATTGAGCAAGTAGAAGTAGAAATTGGTGGTCAGCGCATCGACAAGCACTACGGCGACTGGATGCAGATTTGGTGCCAATTGACCCTTGACAAGAACCAAGAAGCCGGTTACAACAAGATGGTCGGTCAAACCACCCAGTTAACCTTTATGACTGACCCCTCGTTCGCCGACGTGGATGGTCCTTGCGACTCCAGCGCCCCGAGACAAGTGTGCGCTCCCCGTAATGCTCTGCCAGAAACCACCCTTTACATTCCTCTTCAATTCTGGTTCTGCTGCAACCCCGGTCTTGCTCTCCCCCTTATTGCCCTACAATACCACGAAGTCAAAATTAACCTCGATTTGCGCGCGATCGACGAATGCTTGTGGGCGGTAAGCTCGCTATCGCCTTCTTCTTCGGCAGATGTAAAAGTCACCGCCGCGTACGCCCAATCGCTGGTATCGGCGTCTCTTTACGTAGACTACATTTACCTTGACACGGACGAACGCCGCCGTATGGCGCAAAACCCGTCGGAATACCTCATCGAACAGCTCCAATTCACTGGTTCGGAGTCGGTCGGTTCTTCGTCCAATAAGATCCGCCTTAACTTTAACCACCCGTGTAAGGAACTCATCTGGGTAGTACAACCGGATTGCAACGTAGATTATTGCGCCGGCACCCAAGGCGACACTACTTTGTTCAAGGCTCTTGGTGCTCAGCCATTCAATTACACCGATGCCATTGACGCTCTACCCAACTCCATCAAGGCATTTGGTTCGGACGCCGCGTTGGAAGGTGGCGATGCGTTCATCAGCGGCGGCTTGCTCCAACAGGCGGAGGCGCCCCAGACCAGCGACGCGGCGTGGTCGCTCGGCAACGATGCCACCGCAGACTGGGCTCTTGGCGGCGGAACGGTCACCGGTTCGGGTGTATCGGATGCCGGCACCTTCGTTCTTGCCGAGACGTCCCTCAACATGCACTGCTGGGGCGAAAACCCGGTGGTTACTGCCAAGCTCCAGCTTAATGGTCAAGACCGCTTCTCGGAGCGCGAAGGCACTTACTTCGACCAAGTCCAGCCGTTCCAGCACCACACCCGCTACCCCGACACCGGTATCAATGTTTATTCGTTCGCCCTTCGTCCGGAAGAGCACCAACCCTCGGGCACTTGCAACTTCAGTCGCATTGACAACGCCACCCTCCAATTGGTACTCTCGAACGCCACGGTGGAAGGCACCAACACGGCAAAGGTCCGCGTGTATGCTCGCAATTACAACGTACTAAGAATTATGTCTGGTATGGGTGGTCTCGCATACAGCAACTAAACGTTTATTCTCATTTATAAATATGTTTTCATATATTTATAAACTCCTATGTAAGGCGATTAACTCTTTCAATTCCGGAAAATGTAGACTCAAGGCGTCTAATTCTTTCGTGGTCAAATAATCCCATGGTTTATGTAGCCCAAACGATTTGTCTGAAAATAAGGTTTCCACACTAAATTGTTTCGCTTCTTCTACGTTAGGTAAATTTAATTCAAAGACGATGTTATTTGGGATAGTATTTGTAAAAAATTTATCTTCATAATAATATTCTCCTGTCTCTTTCTTATAACCCCCCTTTTTTAATAGTTCAAGCATTTTTGACTTTTTTCTAAGCGAAAGACCTCCATTGCCTACTTGATTCGTCGCTTTCCAGGGTGCTCCAACATAATCGTAATGTAAAAACTTATACACATACTCTTTATATGTATTGGATATCAAAGCATCCGTTTGAAATATTAAAAACATATCTGTCTCTATGGGTTCATAAAATTTCTCCGAATACAACAACTGATTGTATTCGTTTATAGATAAATTATCTTTCTCTAATATTACGCGTTTACACCGAGAATACATTTTATGTTTTTGTAGTAGGTCAATCATAAAGGATTCATTTAAAGCGCTATGGTATATTAAAAACGTCCAATGTTCATTTAAATTACGATTAAAATTAGATAACACTATATCTAATGCCTTGTGTTTGCGTGGTTCTACTAGAACCGCGGTGTACATTATATTCTTATAATATTTAAAAATTACTCGGTACTTAACAATCTTGAAAATATATTCAGTAAATCTAAAAATAAAGTCATCGAGAATAACGGATAATGTGGGTATTTTACGCATACAGACGCGTAATGATATAAACGGCTTGTATCGTACAACAAAAAAACAGAAAACAATAAAAGTACTACATAGTCTATACTATTTTTTAAATAATCAGTATACCGATTTGTAAAGATAAAATATAATTCTGTAATAATAATAGACAATAAACCTAGCACTAATCCAGCCATTACTTTTTCATAGGTTTGTTTCAAAAATTTGGGTATTATATTGGCTAATAAGGTCAACGATAAAAATAAAATAAAGGTGGTGATCAAGGTTCGCTCTACTTTATCTTTGAATTTTTCAAGTAAAGGAATTAACATAAGAGACACGGACCCCAAAAATATCAGCCACCCTAAATGATTCGTCAAAAATCCGTGTGTACTAAATAAAGGTCGTAACGATAAAAATAGTATAGAGACCAACGATAAAATAATGGCTATGTAAATAGGTGGAGACCACGCCATACGTTCATATATATAGATAAAGCTTGCGCATAGACTTACAGACAAAGCCAAATATAAATATACATTCATGACAAAATGATTACACGTCGGAAGACCTTTCGAAAAGGCAAATCGGTATAGGACTAGGACGAGGGTAAGCGTGAGTATAAAAGAAAGCATATATATTAGGCGCTATAATTATTTTTGAGTTCCAAATAAGCCAGTTGTTTGTTATTGTAATGATTCAATATATATTTATTCAATTCGGCGGGCGTTATGGTTCCATTGTAGTCGAAGTCTTGAAATAGAGTCTCACACGATTCTTCGTAAAAGAAGTTGAACATGTCTATAATCATTTCCAGCGTACAAAACCCTACTTCCAAATTTACATCAATACGACCTGGTCGTATGAACGCCTTGTCTAATTTCTCAATGTGATTGGTCGTTACAATCAAAATGCGCCCCGGTGTCTCTAAAATACCATCTAATAAATTTAAAATAAAAGACAGAGACAATTCTTCCCCGAACACATAAGGATTTTTTTCTTCCGTCACTATATTTTCTCGCTTATAAATGATATCGGTCAAACAATCGATGTCTTCGATGACATAAATGCGTTCGTCCATCGATATATTAAAATGTTCGGTTTTATTGTCTACGATTACATTCAGTTTTTCATCAAAAAATAAGTTACGTAGCTGGGTTTGGGTGGTGTCTTTATACAATTTAATATTGATGACATGACGGTTAGTATCTTTCGCAATAGATTTTATGATAGACGTTTTTCCAGTGCCAGGCGGTCCGTGTAACAATATACCCAGCGTATGCGGAATACCCTTTTTGATATACCAATCTTTGTGATGGATAAACATATCGACGCGTTCTTTGATAGACGCCAAATGCATCCCAAAAATATTTTGTAACGATTTATTCGTATTGAAGGGCGTCATATGAAATGTAATGTTTTTAGGCGCTTTGTCCAATTGTATGACACCTTCTTGGTCTTTCGGTAAGGTGACGTGCTTTTCGTCAAAGAAATATTTTTGGACGCCTAGTTTATTTTTTTGTTCGTACATATATTGTTTGGTAAGTTTATCCACAAAAGATTTCATTTCATTCAGCGTTTTAGTATAAGACATAAATTTTATTTTATACGATTTGTTGTCGTTTTCGTCTGCTGCCACATTTGAGACCACGCACTCGTAATCTCGATTCAATACAAACTTGGTCTCATTGATGACCGAAAAGTTATTACAATATTTCAAATGTTTTGATTCGTTGTGGTTGACAATATAATAGTTGATCGCATTGAATATCATATCGTCGCTATTTTCTTTTTGAATAAATTGTATAGAGGCGGTGATTTCCTTTTCCGGAATAAAAATAGGTACCGTTTCCTTTACTTTATGTTCTATGTATTTAAGCATAATTTGTTTAATCGTTGGAACATAAGGGGTTATATTCATAATGAATAAAGTCATTAAAATATGATAAATAGAAACATTTTCTTTCATCGTCATCATGTTTAGCATATTTGAATTCATAATATGACTTAACATTTGTCCATCCATTTTAAACTATACTATAAAATGGCAACACAATATAGACGCATTACAAATGAAAGTCGTCGAATAGTTCATCCATACAGACCACGTCCAATTGTTTTACTTGGCGCGTCACGTCTTCTTCAACGTTCGGGACGAGAGTCATATCCAACCATTTCACCGAACCTCCAGACAATTGGTTTAAAATATAACGACTAATCCAAATATAATTGTATATATTTTTCTTTTCACTATAAATAGAATATTCGCAGGGCTTACAGAAGACATCGATCCCTACATAACGACACAATTGCTTGTGTTGACGGAAGGCTTGTTGATCGCCATAATAGGTTTCGGTTATTTTAAAGATAGGCTCTGTATATTTTTCCATATATTCTTTAAACTCGTTCCGTTGATTTTGTTCGCTCAAAATCTTCTCATTGGGGTAAATATAAAGATTTACACGGTACATATCGCAGAATACAAGAATATCGCTGGACGATAGAAACGGATTTTTAAATAGTTGATGGGGTTTGATACAAATATCTTCGTAAGTATATTGGGGAATATCGCGGACGTTATTATAGAACAATGTGCTGACCACGCGATTGGAGCAGATTTCATATTCTTCGTTTACCCAGACGTAATCCAAGATTTGTTGCGCCATGTTGAGGCATAGTTTAAGAACTACATTCAATTTTTAAGATCCGTATTTTTTGGCTAAGTTGGCTTCAAGTAGACTAGTTGATATATTCTCGCCTTCGTAATAGACATTCGCTAAGATTCGACCGTATTTTTCAATCCCTATATCTTTTAATACTACCATTTTATGCATAATCCGTTGGCTGACAAAATCACGCGCCAAAATAGCCTTCTCTTTTTCGTCTGCCTTTCTCATTTCAGGACAATCGATTCCCCTCAAACGAACAGAAAAGCGATACACGTGTTCGTTGTCGTGTGGAAGTTTGGTCGCAATGGTAATGGTGTCTCCGTCGTATACTTTAATCACTTTACCCGACTCAATCGCCGGAATATACGGAATCGTGTCTTTGTAAACAATATGTTCCATGTAGATATATATATATTATCTTTATATAAATATTTACTATTTTAGACTATATATGAAAACATTTATGACCGAACAAGGTATTGATATATTTTTAAATACAAATATCCAAAGCAATTGGATGTACGACGAAACCAATGTATTGAGACAAATTCATAATTGGAAAACCCACTTGCCCTGGATAAAACCTTATTACGCGTTAAAATGTAATCCGTCTCCTGAGTTGGTCCATACGTTAGTCCAAGAAGGGGTGGGGTTAGACGCTGCGTCGAATCAAGAATTAATACTCGCGGCAAAATATACAAAGGATATTATTTATACTAACCCCCATCTCTTATTATACGAAAAAAAAAATATGAAAAAGAAACTCGCCCAGGTGCGGTTTAAAGTGGTGGACGATATAGGAGAATTAGAACAAATGCGGGGGGTTCAGGCGGATATACTCTTACGCATGAATAGTGGTAATCCGAACGCATTTGATAGTAAATTTGGGTGTACACAAGAAGAAGCCAAAACGATGATACATTATGCGAAAAATCATAGCATAAGAATCCGAGGTGTTTCATTTCATATTGGGTCAGGTGGCGAACACGACCGCCTATCGTCGTATCAGCGCGCGTATGAATACGCTGAGCCCGTTTTAGAGTATTTGAACTTTATGTATTCAGAAACACCTGTATTAAACATCGGCGGCGGTTTATGGTTTCATACAAATTTAGAAGAAGTTTTAGGGTGGACAAAGAATTTGCCCTATATCCTCATTGCGGAACCTGGTAGATATTTCGCCCAACCCGCTTATCATTTAATGACTCAAATCATTGCAAAAACATCACGCGGTCTATTTTTAGACAACGGCGTTTACCACGAATTAAACGTCTATCACCGCGACCATTGGGTGTTCCCAAACCTAACCCATTATTATGACCACGATACCAATACATTACACCAAGTGATTATGTTTGAACCAACGTATATCTTAGGTCCGACCTGCGATTCATACGACAATCTTGGTATATGTAAATTTCCCAAAGATTATAAGAAAGGCGACCATATTTTCCTAGAACACATGGGCGCCTATACGTGCGCGGGTAGTTGTAATTTTAACGGTATTCTTGGGGCATCCAGTCTGATGTTTTAATCCTTTCTATATATATATGCTTAAAATTGCGGTCGTGTCCTTTTTGTTGGATTATATATTTTTATCTATGATAAAACCTTTTTCAACTGCTATGATCTATAAAATACAAGGGTCGCCTTTGCGTATAAATTATATCGCGGCAGCGGTCGTCTATATGATTGTGGTGTTTCAAATACATTACTTCATAATTCTACAAAAGGCAAGTTTATTACATGCCTTTTTACTGGGGTCGTCTACGTATGGTTTATTTGAATTTACAAATATGTCATTGTTTAAACATTGGAATTATAAACTCGCCTTGTTGGATACTTTATGGGGAGGCGTATTGTATTCTCTTACAACGTATATTATAAGAATATAGTATATATGGAAGACTTCAAATATACTACAGATCGAGACAGACGACTTTTTTCGTCTTTTCTTAAAAGACATATAGATAAACTACTGGACATAAGACTTATTCCTTGGAAGGACTATATATACGAAGGTCCTTGTGTCTTGCTGAAAACGAACGAAGACGAGGAACAAACCTATACGCCGACCCAAATCGTCGCCCGTTGTACCGATGCGCCCTATTATTTTATAGGCGGTTCGGTGTATTATTTATATACAAAAAAATACCCCGACAAAAATCAATATATGGACCCCACGGGCGATGTAGACGTGCGGTTAGATTGCCCGAAGATTATTTCAGTAGACGGAAACACTGACCCGTTGTCGTTGTCGTCTTACAATAAATCCATCTTTAACCAAACGCGCGATTTAAACGAATATATGGTTCATTATACAAACTGGGTTTTAGAACAGCTGTACGAAAAAATGAGCGCCTTGCCCGAAACCTTTTATGAACCATTAGAAGAGTACGCCGGATCTTCTAAACATATAAAAAACAAGCTATATTTTGCGGTCATTCAAGAAAACAATATGGTCAAAATCCAAATCGAATGTAAAGTAAAGAGGATGCGCGAACCCGACCATCTATTGGAATGCGTCATCACAGGCGAAAGTTCCGAGACCTTAGATACAGACAATCGGCGTTTTACGAAACAAATAGAATTATTTCAAGTGGGTAAAAAAAACTATGCGGTTCAATCGTATTATAGTTTAATTGAACATAACATGCAATCTATGATGGACCGGATCGTTTTATCTGGAGACAAGGCGTACAAACATAAATTTTATAATCACGTCGCACGTCTTCGTTACTTAAATTACATCTATGACTCC